TTTTTCAATCGTGGTCACGTATCCTTCGCTGTCGGTCGTCTCTTTGCTGAAATCCTCAGAAGAGAGATCTAACGGCATGATCTTCACGAAGTCGTAAGTACCAGACGCATTGACGATTCCATTATTTGCAGAAAGTGTTACAAGGCCACCATCTTCGGACTCGGAGTACCAGAACGGATACACACCTGTATAAAAGTCAGTGTCATTTTCCTCCTGCTCCAGATCGGTCATGTTCTTGCCGTATCGGATCGTAACGCCACGGTCAGCACCACGGGATTCCAGGAGGGAAATATTCCACTTATTGAACAGGTATTCACCGCCGAACGTATCGAGAATGGAGCCGTCGCTTCCGCCTAATAAAGATCGGATGCTGGAGGGCTTCGGAACAGACATCGTACCGGACTTCCCAACATTTGTGAAGAAGGTGAAGGGGGTGGAGGGTACAGAGAAGTTCTTCAGATACGACATTGCTGCCGAAGCCGAACCAGCATCCGCAGGAAAGAGTTTTACGATAGAACCGGACGTATCATAGCTCAAATGAGCAGCATGAACGGTCACGATTCCATTGATGGGTTTTGTGATAGAGTAAATGCGAAATGGCTGAGGATCATCATACGGATTCGGTTTCACATAGAGAATCCGACGTTTCTGGATGTCATGAAAATGACTCCCAGTTAGGGGGTATTCCATCTCGACCTCATATCCGCCATTCCGCTCTTCAGTCACGACGCAGGAAGCAGCATCGGGAAGTGCCCCGAGACCATTTGAGGTGAACGCTTCCTCATCGTGATCGTATAGGATGATCAGAGAATCCACCATCTCGGAATCACCTCCACAGAAGTAATGCTGCCAGTAAATCTGATTGTATTCAAGCCGGGAAGCAGGAGAGGGAAGCCGTCAGAAAACGTAACCTTACTATTCAGATTCGTCAAACTTCCTTCTTCATAAACGTCCTGAAGCTCTGAATCGATCACCATACGAGTTGAACTTGTCAAACCGCTGATTGTAATCGTTTGATCTCCAACTGTAAGAGTTCCTGACCCGGAAACAGCCACGGTCAGTTTCGGAAAGCTCTTTTGAAATGTTGGGTTGCGGAGAGAACCAGTGGTTGTAAATGAAACTGCCCGCTCCCCAACTTTCAGGAAACGGGCAGGTTTGCAATTAAATTCGATCGACATTTTACCAGCCTGATGGAACAGGTTTTCCATCTCGGTATCGGCTACGTAATAGGCAAGACGGAAGTAATCCGGTTCATAGGAATCTTCCAGTCTTGCGTATCCGGATGCAGAGTGCAGCCATTCACTGACACCGGATGCCAGATTTGTAAAATTACCGTCGATCTCACCAACGGAGATGTCATACTTCCTTGTGACATTCTGGTAAGAACCATTGTCAATCACAAGATCGCCGTTTCGACCGGGAATATGAACCACCTCATAGTCGCGTTCTGGAGTTGCATACACGGGTGGTTTCTCTACATGAATTCCATAGTTGGTCGACGGGATTCCATTAAAGATAATCACGCCCATGCTGCTTTTCTCCTTTCTACACGTCTTTGAAGCTTGCGATCCACCTCATCGGCAATCGCTCTCGGGTCAGTTCCGGTGATATAGAAGTTATTTGTAGTGTTTTCAGTCGTCTGCTTACCAGTGTCATTTGCAGTCTGCTGCTCCGGAGTAAATGCAGTTCGGTTCATGCTATTGGCTGTCTTTGCAGCAATACTGACCGTACCTTCAACTGGGCGACCGCTCAGCGTACTCATCAGATCTGCCATCGCGGCACTTCCATTTTGAATTTCCGTGAGGTCCAGCACCGGACGAATCGTCGGATTCATATCCATGCCGCTGTCAATCAGCGTTGCAATTTTGGAAACAGCATTTGAGAGACCGGTTGTTGCCGATTCGGCAAGTGCATCACTGGAAATGCCGGCATTTCGGATATTATCCGCGATACCGTTTGTAAAACCGATACCAAAGTAGTCACCAATCTTGTAGCCAACCTTAGACGGAGATCTTTCCTGAAGTCGTCTAGCAGAAGCAATTGCGGCATTACCCGCAAGATTTCTGGCAGCGGTAGAGGCAGAACCGCTATTCGCAGCAATGCCGTTTGCGATCCCAGCTGCTAAATAACTGCCTGCACTCTGGAACTGACTGTAATAACTGCGAACGGCTGCAACGCAGTTACTGAGGAGTGTCGAGAACTGATTCTTGACCGTATTCGTTTGACCGCTCACGCCAGAATTGAAGGATTTCATAAGATCTTCTCCAGCGGTCTTAAATTCAGACTTTTTGCTGGTAAGACCTTCAAGCCCTTTCTTCGCAGCTTCCTCAAACTTGCTCTTCAACTGACTCTCACTCGTCGTGATCGCACTCTTAAGATTCGCAATCAGTGCATTCACAGCAGTTGCTGCTGTGGTCTTGGAATCAGAGAACGAACTCAAGAATTCTTCCACACTGGTAGAACCAATCGTTTCCATCGACTGCACAAATTCGGTCAGTGCAGACGTATCAATCGTCGAGAAGCTGGCTGCAATATCAACGATGCTCTGAAGCGCTGTCTTAAGCGAGTCCAACTGTCCAGCATTCAAGCCCTCGCATTCTACCATGAAGTTCTTGATCTGCGTTGCAAACTCTACAAGACCTTCACCGGTCTTTTTGAGATCTTTTGCATTGGCAGCACCTTTCACTTCAGTTGCCAGAGTAACGATGTCTTTTGCTGCTGTGACAGATGCAGAAATGTCGGCGCTCTTTTCGCCAATCCCATTGACCGCTGTTCCGTAATCAACAAGAGCTTCACCAAACGGCTTCAGCCCCTTTGCAAAATCCTTCAAATCGTTGTTACCGACGATCAGGCCAACCAAACCGCCGCTATTCGGAATGATCTCTCCGACCTTCACAATTTCCTTTGCCGATTTGACAGACTGTTTGATGTCATCTGTATAATCGCCGATACCTGTAACAGCCTCACCATATTCCATCAGTGCTTCACCAAAAGGCTTCAACCCTTCAGCGAAGTCTTTCAGATCGTTATTACCGACAGTCAAGCCGACAAGTCCACCACTATTCGGCACGATATCAGCAATCTCGATGATATATTCAGCGGCTTTCGCCGAAAGACGAATATGCGTCAGATACTTCTGAATCCCAGCAACAGCTTCACCGTAAGCCATCAACGCTTCGCCGAATGGCACCAGTCCTTCTGCAAAATCAGCCAGCGAATTATCGCCGACAATCCAGCTCAGCATACCTCCCTCATTGGGAATCGCTGCAGCAGCCTCTGCGATAGCTTTCAAGGCCTCACCAGACGCTTTTACTCCAGCAGTGTCAACACCAGATACGCTTTCAGCGAAGGTTGCGAATGCCGGTCCAAACTCAGCAAGTTCTTTTCCGAATTTTTTTAGAGAATTCTTTCCCGTCAGCCAACCAGCAATTGCGTCTACAATCTCAGCTGCGGAGATCAGCAACATACATTCTGCCAGTTTGATGATTCCGTCAAGAACAGCCTGATCGATATTGCGAGCTCCGTCCAAGAATGGCTGGAGATTCTCCATAAAGAGCGAAAGATTGTTCCCGGATTCTGCAATGCCAGCGGTAATGCGTTCAATTGCTGCACCAACAATGCTCCCGACGAATGTACCAATACCCTCGCCAATCTGCCCCAGCACCTTAATTCCCTCGTCCATCAACCAGCTGAATCCGGGAATCTGATTCAAACCACCTAGTGCTGCCATGACTGCCGCCATAACGGCAATGAATTCAGCCAGGACTAATCCTGCGGCGAGACCAGCAGTCAAAGGCATCATGCCTAGAACTCCAATCGTTACGCTGAGCGAGAGCAATACTGCACTTAGAGAAGCGGCGATTCCCATCACGCTGTCAACATCCAGCAATGTCATTGCAGCAATAACGCCACCCACAATCACCAAAATTGCAGCAACACCAGCCGCACCGATTAGCGCCTTGGGAACGTCTTTTGATACGGCTGCGAACTCTTTCACAAGCAATGCCGAAACTGCGATAATGCCAGCAAAGACTGCCGCACCAATCCAGTCACTAAGACCGATCTCACCAAAATTCTCTGTGATGGCCTGCCCGATTTTCTGGATAATCTTTGCTAAATGAGCAACGATAGACGGGACATACTCTTCAATCTGACGAAGAAGTTCATCAATCAAATAGAGTGCAGTCTCCGTAATTGCCGGTGCAGTATCTTTCAGTACATCGCACAATGTTAAAATCAGATCCTTCAGTGCCTCGCCGATGATTGGCATCATCACACGGAATCCCTGAATCAGGCCAGTTACGGCAGCGAGAATTGCTGCAACACCAGCGGCACCGATTGTAGCTAAAGTCATAAATGCAAATGCAATCGCCCCGACAAGAACGCCAACGCCAAGGCAGGCAGCCCCAAAAGCAAGCATTGCTTTACTGAGACCACCGAGGCTAGATGCCAGCGGTGCAATCAGGTAGGCAGCGCCAACCAGAGCCGCAAGTGCAATTACAAATGCACCAAGTCCTTTTGCCAAAGATGCCAAATCCATACTGCCGAGCACTTTGAGCGGAATAACCAACAGCGTCATCGCAGCAGCCATAGCGATCATATTCGTTCCGATTCCGGAATAGTCTCCGCCAGATAGACCGGAAAGTACCGCGCCCATTGCGGCAAGCGGAACCAGAATCCCGATTAACCCCTTGGCCAAAGAGTTCATATCCATGCCGCCCAGCACTTTAATCGGAACAATCAGGAGCGTCAAAGCGGTACTCATTGCAAGTAAAGATCCAGCAACGCCCTTCAGGTCACCTTTCGCAGATTTCATCACGGTCATTGCAGTAGTCATAGCAAGAAGCGCTACACCAACTGCAGTGCCACCTTGTTTCAGAGTGTCTGTATCGAGTTTTGCAAACAGTCGAATCGGAACATATAACATCGTAAGCGCCAACGCCATCGCAATCATGGAACCAGCCACGCCTGACATATTATCAGATTTGATGGCTTTCAAAGCTGCTGTAACACCACCAAGTGCAACCATAAGTGCAGCGACGGTCAATCCACCCTGAACGACCTGCTCTCGATCCAGTGCCCCGAGTCGAGCAACAGCACTTGCAAGAATTGCAATCGCAATAGACATGCCGATCATGCCAACGGCAAAAGATTGAAGTGTGCCGGTTTCTTTACTTAGCGGGTTCTTCTTTGCAATTGCCATGAATCCGTACATTGCAGCAGTCATTTCGCCAAGTAGCACAAAAAGTGCAGTCATCGCTGGAATCGTATTATCGTCTTTTACTATATCAGCCAAAGTATTACGAAGAAATAATACAATAATCCCTCCAATAATCAAATATACAATAATTGCTGTTAACATAATATCAGCTCCTTTCATAGAATGAACTGTTTATTTCGCGAAAGAAAAAGAAGGAGTCCTTGTTAGGACTCCAACTCTTTGTGTATAGCGATATTATAGTCCAACATTTTGTACAGCCAGTACATCATATGATCCAAGCAGGCTTTCCATTTCTCTGTATTGTTGATACAGGCTAATGCCTTATCACGCCAATAATTAAAATATGAACGAGCTTCGCTTTGCTTCATGGAATAGTAAATGGCTTTAATTGTTTTCACAAATATCAACTCCCTTCATAAAGGGAAATGCATTTGACGCGTATCGTCATCATAGACGATCTTTTTGCGAAGCTCAGACCATGTGATGTACCGCTCGGATTTACATACGGGGCAGAGGAACCGGCAAACCTTACCACCGATGTCTGTCAATTCATTACTGTCCGCTTCCAACCGACTTTGGCAGTTCGGACAGTTAAAACGGTAAACCTTCTTTACAGCAACATCAATCACCTTCATCAGTGCCTCTCCTGATTCAGCAGCCAGAAAAACTTACGATATGCCTCGTAGTATTTTTCCTTCGTATAGCGGATGAACGCTGGATACTTCAGAAGGAGCTTTTCATAGGACAAGCTATCAAGAATCCCTCTGAGGACATATTGCGGGCAGCCGCAGCCAAAGCTCGCTCTGTCTACCATGTCGATCCGATCTGAATAATAGGCTCGTAGTTCCGCACCCGTCATCGTCGGATCGGCAGCATCTTTCTTCACACGAACACAATATGTCGGCGTATGGAGAAAATCGAGTCCTTTCCTTGCAGCCACCCACGCCGGATACTGCATCACAAAATGCTTGAGTTCATAGTATCGATGCTTCGGAATCCAGTAAGGATTCTTCTGAGAGATCTCTGGCCGAATCGCTGTGCTCATACGCGTTCACCTCTCCAGACGAATCCTGTATGCTCCCACAACTTTTTCGGCGAAATATAAAAGTTGATGCGTCCCCGGCGGGAATCCATTTCATCCAGACTGGTGATTTCCTTGCCATTTCTGGTTGCTTTTCCAATCGGAAGCCATCCGGAAATAATGCCTGCTCGCACCCAGCAGGCATCTTTTCCATACACTTTTGCCGCTACACTTACCGGAACAGAACCCATAGGAAATATCATGTCTTCCATTTTTACGTTCTCCTATCTGATACGATTTCAGAAAAGCAATTACGCTCTTCTCAATCGAAAGCGTATCACTGGAAAACGTCACCTGCGTCCTGAAGTTGACAAAAACTGTGTGTAGAAGTTGACAATTCCTACATGGTTTGATACAGTATCCCCCGAAGGAGGTACTGTTGTGCTAATACAATGCCCAGAATGTGAATTGAATGTCAGCGATAAGGCGCTGGCCTGTCCGCATTGTGGTTGTCCAATGACCAAAAATATAAAAGTACCTATGGTCAGGACTAGACACAACAAACGAAGAAGATTACCAAACGGATTCGGTCAAATCAGTGAGATTAAAAATCGAAATCTGAGAAAACCATTCCGGGCGATGGTAACAGTGGGGAAAAACGATAACGGAAAACCGATATGCAAGCCCTTAAGACCGGATTCTTATTTCGAGACTTATAATGAGGCATATGCTGCATTAGTGGCATATAATAAAAACCCATACGATTTAAGTCCGGCGATCACTGTTAAAGAACTATATGACAGATGGACAGATGACTACTTCAAAACCCTCAAGAGCGATTCGAGTGTGAGATCCATTAGGTCAGCATGGGCGTATTGCTCGACGTTATATCGTATGCGGGCAATGGATGTAAGATCGTATCACATTAAAGGCTGCATGGAAGATGGTGTTGTTGAACGAAAAGGGAAAATATATCATACAACGCCGAATCTAAAAGAGCGCATTAAATCGATGTTCAATCTCATGCTTGATTATGCAGTTGAGCATGAGATCATAGATCGAAATTATGCAAGGGCGTTTGACATATCGGAGAATATATCAGATGCGCGTGAGGAAGCAAGGCGCGCACATATTGCTTTTACGGATGCTGAGATAACAAAACTATGGGATAACCGCTACAAAGTGAATTGGGTTGATGCATTGTTGATCCAGTGTTATTCCGGATGGCGTCCTCAAGAACTCGGATTGATTGAGTTGAAGAACGTCGATTTAGTCAATCGGACATTTAAGGGCGGGATGAAAACAGCAGCGGGAAGAGATAGGGTAGTACCCATACACTCAAAAATATACCCGCTTGTCGAAGCAAGGTACAATGAAGCGGTTCGACTTGATAGCAAATATCTATTTAATTGTACGGATACGCATACGCACAGAAGCAATTTAATGCTGACGTATGATAAATACAGTGCACGATTCAAAAAGATTGTTGAACGACTTGGATTGAACCCCGAACATAGATCTCATGATGGGAGAAAGCAGTTTATAACGATTGCAAAGAAATATAAAGTAGACGAGTACGCAATCAAGTATATTGTTGGACATGAGGTCAATGACATAACAGAGAAGGTCTATACAGAAAGAGACGTGGATTGGCTGAAAGAAGAAATAGAAAAAATAAAATAGTGTGTAAGAGCCGCTTACTCATGGATTATTCCTACATTTTAATTGAAAAAGCCTTGAAAACACTACATTTCCTGTCTCGGTTGACGAAGCACTGAACAAGTAAGATAAAACCCTGTTTTTGGGGCTGGAAATGTTCTGATTTCCACCTAACGCAAACATGATAAAAGGAAGCACGTCCTCTCAAAGAAAAAAGAGAAGATGTGCTTCCTGTTTTTTTGCGTTTTGGAGGATTTTCGAGGAAGAAAAAGAGGATGTACTTTTTAACGTTCTCCTGCTTTTTCTTCAAGGTGCTCAATCGCTCTCAGAAGAACGGCATCTTGCCCGGCAAGCGCGCTTGATACCGTCTGCTCGCACCAGATATCCGGCTGAACGCCGTTGTTGCAGATCGGCGTACCGTCCTCCATGACGCAGTTGTAGGTCGACACGGCGAAACGGAAGCCTCCGGGAAGCTCCTTTAATAAGAGCTGTCCGGTGCCGCCTGCGGTGTTTGTGCCGATCAGGGTCACGTTGGGCGCACCCTTCGCGAAAACAGCAAAGTCGTCTCCGGCGGAGGCGCAGTTCCAATCCGTTAAGACAGCGACGGGCTGCGTGCAGAGGCGCACAGCGGGCACTTCCGCTTCTGCCGCTTCGGTCTCGTTCGCATATTCGGGCGCGGACAGGCTCTTGTCGTAGGGAACAACATACCGGTGCGCGTACATATCCAGTCCGCCCTGATAATACTGTTCCAGATCAGAGCCGGGTTCGAGTTCTTCAAAATGGTCTTTCATTCCAAGCGCCGTTGTGACCTGCGTCGGGTCGACATACTGCTTGTAGACGGACCTGGTTCCCATGTCT